CAGAAACTAATTACACTTTACAAGGTGGTAAAGATTATAGAGAAACTATTTTTACACTTCCAGAAGATATTCCAACTAACGCATCTCTTAGAAACAAAGGTGGTCACTTTACTGATGTGCTTGGAGATACAAATAACATCTACCACATTAGATATGATACAAGGTTCACTCCAGATGGTAAAAAGGTATTCATGATTAATGAAATACAATCTGATGTAAACCAGAGTATTGCAAAAAGTTTGACTAAAGCCCAGCAATTATCAGGCGAGAGAAGATTGAATCCTTTTAATGCAGATGTAGAATTAAATCTACTTGTAAGCCAACGTGGTAAGATGCTTAAAGATTTAGATGATGCAGTTGCAAACAATGAGTTTGGTAGAGTCAATTCTATTAGCGCATCTATGAAAGATATTAATACAAAACTAAAAAGAATTTCATCTCAAAGAGATTATAGTTCTAATCAAAAAGATTACTTTCCAATGGTCGAGGCGGATTCTTATGGAGACCATGCAATTAAATACTTGATGCAGAAGGCTGCACGTGAAAACGTTGACTACGTAGCCATTGCCCCGTTTGACAAAGTAAGTTTCAGACAAGGATACAAAGCGGGTAATGAAAGATTTTATGGTTATGCAAATGGTAAAGGTATAGGTAAAAAAGGAAAAGCGGTTATTCCAGATGTGATGGCTAAAAATGCTAGGTTCTATGGATCAAAAGCAGGGCCTACTAAAATATCTTTGTCAGATCCAACAAAGCCATACAAATCTGTTAGTAGTGATACTTTTAAATATCCAACAGATCATCCTTTAAAAGGAAAAGAAATTAAAAGCACCTATCACGACAGCGCTGGTATGAATCCTGAAAAAGGAACTAAGAATATTCCAGAAGGAGATCCGAGGTTGTATTTTGATGCATTTGCTATTAAAGTGAATCCTCTAATGAGAAATACACAAAAAACTTACAAGTCCAAAGGTGGACTTGTAGTGGATATATTTAAACCAATAAGGTACAATTAATCATGGCAGTAGAAAAAGTAACAGAAGAATTAGCAGAAGAGGTAGTTGAGCAACCCGAGGGTCTTCCACCAGTTGAGGTAGAAGTTGAGGGTGAAGAAACTGTTGAAGAGGAAAGACCTCAAGACGATTTCAATGCAAACTTAGCTGAAAGCATGGATGAGAGAGATCTCAAAGACATGGCCATGGAGCTTATTGAAGAATACAAAAAAGATAAAACTTCTAGAAAAGAATGGGAAGACGCTTACATTAAAGGTTTAGATTTATTAGGAACTAAATATCAGGAAGTAACCAAACCATTTAAAGGAGCTTCCGGTGTCACGCATCCTTTATTAGCTGAGTCTGTTACACAATTCCAAGCACAAGCATACAAAGAACTTGTACCATCTGATGGGCCTGTACGAACACAGGTTGTTGGCTTACAGACACCGGCTACCGAACAACAAGCAGATAGAGTTAAAGATTATATGAATTACCTGCTGATGGAGGAGATGGAAGATTACACAACCGACATGGATCAAATGTTATTTTATCTACCATTATCAGGATCCACTTTTAAGAAAATTTATTATGATGCATTGTTAGATAGACCCGTGTCTAAATTTATTCCAGCAGAAGACTTAGTAGTTCCATACTACGCATCTGATTTAAAAGACTGTGAGAGAATTACTCACGTAATTAAAATGACACAGAATGATGTCACTAAAAAAATGGCTGCAGGATTTTATAGAGATATAGAATTAATTGATAGTAGTTCAGAACCAGATTCAGTACAGAAAAAATTAAATGAACTTGAAGGTGTAAAAGGTAATGGTTCAGATTATTTAAATACAATTCTTGAAATGCATGTAGATTTAAATCTAGATGACTACGAAGATTTTGATGACAAAGCTAAGAAAATAAAAATTCCATACATTGTTACAATCGATGAAGGTAGTGGAGAGATTTTATCTATTTATAGAAATTACAAACCAGGTGATTTAAGTTATTCAAGAGTTGAATACTTTGTTCATTACAAATTTTTACCAGGATTAGGTTTTTATGGTTTTGGTTTAACACACATGATCGGTGGTTTATCACAAGCTGCAACTCAATCGTTAAGACAATTGATTGATGCAGGTACTTTAAAAAATTTACCAGCAGGATTTAAGTCACGAGGCATTAGAGTTAGAGATGATGACCAACCAATTCAACCAGGAGAGTTCAGAGATGTGGATGCGCCTGGCGGAAATATTAGAGATCAGTTTTTTAATCTACCATTTACAGAACCATCACCGACTTTATACAACCTGATGGGCTTTGTTGTTCAAGCAGGACAAAAATTTGCAGCAATTACAGATACTGCAGTTGGTAATGACACTCAAAATAGAGCCGTTGGTACTACAATGGCGCTGATGGAGAGAGGATCACGTGTTATGAGTGGTGTTCACAAGCGTTGTTACTACGCAATGAGGCTTGAATTTAAAATTTTAGCAAGAATTTGTGGTGAATCATTACCACCAGAGTATCCATATGATGTATACGGTGGCCCTAGACAGATTAAACAGGCAGATTTTGACAACAGAGTCGATATTTTACCTGTTGCAGACCCAAATATCATGTCAATGGCACAAAGAGTGACGTTAGCACAGGCACAATTGCAAATTGCACAGTCAAATCCACAAATGCACAACTTACATGAAGCATATAGACGTGTTTATGAAGCACTTGGCACTAAAACTATTGATCAAATTCTTAAACCACCACCAAAACAACCGGAACCTTTAGATCCTGCTAAAGAAAATGCACGTTCATTGCAGATGAAGTTGCTTACAGCGTTTGAATTCCAAGATCATGATGCTCATTTAGCTGCACACATGGCTTTTATGCAAACAAGAATGGTTCAAATCAATCCACAAGTGTATGCATTACTACAATCACACATTTCAGACCACGTATCATTCAAAGCTAAGAATGAAGTTAAAGAAATGGTGATGCAGAATCCACAAATGGCACAATTAGGACAACAGGATCCACAACAATTTGAAATTATGTTTGAAGCTGAGGTTGCTAAAGTTGCTGCGCGTATAACTCAAGAGTTAGCACAAGCAGAAAGCGCATCTCAGAACAAAGAAGACCCATTAATTAAAATTAAACAACAAGAAATTGATTTAAGAGCTATGGATCTTCAAAGAAAAGCAGAAGAAACTAAATTTAGAGCTGATCAAGAAAATATGAGAGCTGCACAAAGATTAGAATACGAATATGATAAGTTAGCTCAACAAGATGAGCAATCTGACGAACGTTTAGAAGTTGCTAGGGAGAAGATACAATCAAAATGAGAAAAGGATTAAGTGGAGGAGTTAGATCTGGGCCACCGCCTAAGAGAGGACCAAACCCACAAGGAATCAAACTCAAACATGCTAAAAAACTCCTACGAAAAGCTCTCCGAAAAAAATAAATTAATATTCTTAGCCGGTCTTTTTGATGGTGAAGGAAGTTTTGGTATCTGGGGTAAGGGTAAAGGTAGAAGAACATTTCAATGCGGTATTGAAATGTGTGATAAAGATATTCTAGATAGATTTTCTAATTTTTTTGGTGGCAATGTAATGAAAGTAAAGCTTAGAAAGTCTCATTGGACACAAACATGGAGATGGAGGCTGTCAGGTCCTAGGGCTTTCGAATGTATTGATCTTTTGATAGAATATATGTGTCAACGAAGACAGGAGAAATATTACAATGTGGTTAAGCGCGATCAAATTAGCAGTTAGTGCTGGAAGCAAAATTTACGCTAACAAGCAGAAGACGAAAATGGCTATGTCAGAAGCACAGCTTATGCACGCTACAAAAATGGCCCAAGGCCAGGAAGCTTACCAAGGCAAATTACTAGAAGCAAGGCAATCGGACTGGAAGGACGAGGCGGTGCTCATAATTTTGTCGACCCCCGTGTTAATTTTGGCGTGGGCGGTGGTATCGGATGATCCAACAGCGATGGATAAGGTAAAATTGTTCTTTGATATGTTCTCGCAGCTTCCATCGTGGTTTACAAATTTATGGATTCTTGTCGTGGCATCGATATATGGTATCAAAGGAACACAAATATTTAGAGGTAAGAAATGAATTTGACAAGAGATTTACAAAAACTAAAAAAAGAGAAACAACAGAAAGAATCTGCTACTGCTCAGTTGCGTAAGAGAAGTAAAGATTCAATTGCTAGACCTAAAGCAGAAAAAAATATATTATCAACAGACCCAAGGATGCAACAGATATGACAAAACTATGTGCTAGAGGAAAATCAGCTGCTAAAAGAAAATTTAAAGTTTATCCATCAGCTTATGCAAACGCATACGCTTCAAAAATATGTGCGGGTAAAATAAAAGATCCATCAGGAACTAAGAAAAAAGATTGGGGACCTAAGAAAGCAAAAGTTGGTAAACTTATGACCGCAGGATCACAATCAGCAGTAGGTAGACTTGAAAAATCTGGTTTAAAAATGCGTGGTGGTGGAATAGCTATTAAGGGAACTAATTTTCAAGGCGTATTCTAATGAACAAAAAAGGTTCATGTTGGGAAGGCTACGTTCAAAAAGGAATGAAGAAAAAAGGGAAGCGTATGGTTCCTAATTGTGTGCCTGCTATGAGTACAGGTGGTTTAACAAAATGGTTTAATGAAAAATGGGTAGATATTGGAGCAAAGAAAAAAGGTGGCAAGTATCAAGAGTGTGGAAGAAAATCTGCCAGTGGTTCAAAGCGGAAGTATCCGAAGTGCGTACCACTTGCAAAAGCCACAGCGATGACAAAGTCGCAAAAGGCCTCTGCTGTTGCCAGAAAAAGATCAGTAAGTAATGCAGGGCCTAAACCAACTAACGTAAGGACATAAAATGAAAATATGGATATGGATAAAAAACTTATTTAAACCGAAAAGAGTATCTCCAGATATTACATCGGTAAAACCGAAGGTGGACTTAACAGGTCTTACAAAAGGTGATATAAAAAGATTAAAATCACAAGGAAAAATATAATGCCTAGAGAAGATAAAACAAAACATAGAAGATTAGACCCTAAAAAAGATCCTAGAAGAAGAAATAAAAGAAAATCTCCTGGACCAATGGGGAATCCTGCAGTTGTAGAAACTTATGAAGATGCTAGAGAAAATGCAATGATCAATAGAGATGTTCCTACAATGAAAAACGGTGGTGAAGCTAAAACTAGAGGAATGGGTTGCGCTATTAAAGGCGGAAAATTTCAAGGCGTTTTTTAATTGATTCTTGATTTAAACTAATCTATATAACTGCTATGACCATCAGAGGTGATAGCACAGAATACGAACTACTTAAAAAGTGGTGCGAGACATTACCCTTTTTTACAGAACCTAAATCAGTTACCACATGTGAGATTGGTGTAAGAGAAGGTTTAGGATCTAAGGTTATAATGTTAGGTCTCAAAGCTAGAATAGGAAAAATACCTTATCAGCATATTGGAATTGATCCTTACGGTAATTTAAAATACCAACATTACGATAATTCTGCAGAATACACAGCAGATTACACAGACTCAATGAGATTAGAAATGCAAAAAGATTTTTCTGATCATAATGAATTTACTTTCTTTCATATGAAAGATATCGATTATATGAATTACTTTGCAACACAGCCGTTAGTATATGACCTGGTGCATTTCGATGGTCCTCACATGACTAAAGACGTTATTAGAGAAGCTGTGTGGTTTGCAGATAGATCAAGAAAAGGAACTAGATTTATTTTTGATGATTATAAAAAATATGGAATGGAAGATATATCCAAAGCACTTGTATATTTTGGATTTAATATTTTAGAGTCTGGAGAAAACAAAATCATGCTACAAAAATTAAAATAATGGACATAGATACAATATCACTTGTTCAGAAAAAAATTAAATTAGAAATCGAGAAACTAAAATCATACGCTATATATAGTGTTGACACTATGGAGAAACTACAATATGTTAGGGGTCAAATCAGATCATTAGAAGATCTGCAACAGAGTCTTAAAGACCTGCTGTCAACAACGGAGTATGAAGATGAAGTCCACGGAGACACCGAAACGGACTGAAGCTCTTCTCGATGCCTATAAGGCAAAAGATGAAGTAGAAACAGTCCTTGATCCAAAAGCGATCGACAAATCAACATTAGATAAATTACCAACACCAACTGGATACAGACTTTTAGTTCTGCCTTTTGCAGGACCAAAGAAAACCAAAGGTG